AGACACAAAGGCGATAGCACCAGACGAGTTACGTAAAGCTAGAGATGAGTTAAACAATGAAGCACGTTTCCAGTCGGAGTATATGTGTTCGTTCAAGACTCCAGTGGAGGGGTCCTACTATGGTACGTACATGACCAAAGCGTATAAGGACAAACGCATTTTAGAGGAAGTACATCCAGAGCCAATGCTACCAGTACACACAGCGTGGGACTTAGGGATGGATGACGCAACTAGTATATGGTTCTTTCAGTTATTTAAATCGGAGATTCGGTTGGTGCATTATTACGAGAATAGTGGGGAGGGGTTACCCCACTACGCTCGTGAGTTAAACAGGTGGGCAGCCATGAAAGATGTTACATATGGTAAGCATTACGCCCCACATGATATTAAAGTACGTGAATTAGGCACAGGTAAAAGCCGCTTGGAGATCGCACGTAGTATGGGGTTAAAATTTTCCACAGTAAGAAAGATACCAATTATTGATGGTATTGACGCCGTGAGAGCCCTGCTACCAAGGTGCTGGTTTAACAAGACGCAGTGTGCGAGAGGCATCGAGGCGTTAAAGGGGTATCACAAGGAGTGGGATTCATCAAAACAAGTGTTCCGCAAAAGCCCTGTTCACGATTCTAATTCTCACGGAGCGGACGCATTTAGGACTCTAGCAGTAGGTATTAAGCAACCAAAGTTAGATGAGAAGCGAAAAAAACACCAATACGATGTCCAAGCAATCACCTGGTAGTTTAAGCCTATTAGATAAGGCGATCATACAGTACCACTCTGTAGGAGCAGACTTTGAGTTATTACTGGGTCAGTACTTATTAAATGGTGTTGTGCTTAGCTCATATGACTACTTGCTGCTGGGAAGAGACGTTGATGGTAAGTATTGGGAAATAGGTTATGCCGCATCAGATCTTAACAACCCAATTAAGCTTTTTATGGATTTAGCACCCTATCGACTTGACAAAGTAGCAATTAGTCGATATCGAGATATACCAAAGAATAAAGAAGATATCTTTAGATTTTATTCGTGGGATCGTTTATATAACAAAGTAAAAAATCATGGGACACATTCAGAATACAGCAGCAGCTAAAGCTTTAATGGTGTTTAGAAAGCCAAAAAGAATAGAACTTGGTTCAATAGCTCCAGAATCACAAGCTAGAATGACTACATCACAAAAGAGATTGTTTAGAAACGCTGATCGCACTTTACAAGACAGAATGGTAAAAAGAAATGAGCTAGTAGTACAAGGGTCACAAAGAAGGACCCAGCGAGTAGTACTAGGGTCACGAAGAAGAAGTCAACAAATACAAGGGTCACAAGGACTCGGCAAAGGATAATTTATTATGGGAAGACGACCAAAACCACCACCACCGCCACCACCGCCACCACCGCCTCCGCCGCCTCCAACGCCGATTGCTCGTAAACCTATTGAGCAGGCTAAGAGAAAGACACAAGTTCGCAGCCCACAACAAGTGGCACGTGCGTTCTTTGGTAAAAGAAAAGGAAGAGCCGCAGTTAAAGCCTTATTTAAAGGATTAGGTGGAGGATTGCTTTAATGCATAACTTACTTCATAAATACGAAGAGCTTAAACTTTTAAGATCTAACTTAGATCACATGTTTGAGGATTCACAAAGGTATGTGCGTCCAAACTCAAACAAGTTTGATCACGGACATACACCTACACAGGTAGATGGATCTCGTGAGATCTATGACGACACAGCTGTGTGGTGTAATCAGATGTTTGCTAACGGCTTGTCATCTAATTTAATACCTAAGTCAGATCGATGGATGTATTTAAAAGTTAAAGATGTACCAACAGGTGAGTTATCTAGCGAAGAGCTAGGGTATTTACAAGCTGTATCTGACAGAGTTCTACACGAGCTTGCTGTACCGCAATCTCAGTTTTACTCATCTAGTCATGAAGCATTCTTGGATATAGGTGCGTATGGTACATCACCAGTACAAGTTTCGTATATAAACGGAGTAGTTACATTTAAAACTCGTCCACTAGCTGATGTATTCTTTGATACTGACGACAATGGCGTGATAGACACTGTGTATTACAGATGTTATAAATCAGCTAAGCAGTTGATGCAGGCTTTCCCTGAGGTTGAAAACATGGAGGGCTTTCATGCAAGTAAGAGCGTACACGATAAATATGAATTAGTTTATTCTATTGAGCCTAGCCAAACAGGTAAGAAAGGCGGACGTGTAGGAGCTGAAAGACCTTATACAGTAACATATTGGTCACCTCAATTAAAAGAACCTATTCGTGTCGATGGTTCTTCATATATGACTTTCTTAGTACCACGTTGGTCTAAACTTGCAGATGAAGTTTACGGACGTGGACCAGCATTCACATGCTTGTCTCAAATACGTGTACTAAACAAGATGGTAAAAGAAGCGTTAACTTCTGCAGAGTATTTAAACTTCCCTACACTTACAGCTGAGGAAGACAGTATTATGCTACCAATGAAATATGGTTCTAGACAGATTATGTTCCACGAACCAGGTAGTGAAAAGCCATCACCAATTTTAGCAGGGAATCAGCCACAGTATATAATGGAGATGATACGTATGTATCGTGAAACCATTAATCGTTCGTTCTTTGTAGATCAAATCATACGTCAAGAAAAAAAGGAAAGACAGAGTGTACTGGAGATCCAAGACGTTCGTGGTCAGATGTTAAATCAACTAGCCCCATTACTTAACAGACTAGAGTCTGAGTATTTGGGACCTGCTATTAATCTTACATATACTTTACTTGAAAGAAACAAGCAACTACCTCCTGCACCACAATCTTTGGATGGTGCGAACTTAGAAGTAACATACACAAGTCCAAGTGCACAAGCACAGTACGCTACAAGATTAAGCGACCTAAGTGCTTTCATGCAAGACCTAGCTCCTCTAGCCCAAGTCAAACCAGAAGTGTTGCAAGCAGTCAATGAACGAGAGTTGTTTGAAAGCTATGCAAAATATAGAAATATATCACCAACAGTTATAAAATCACAAGAAGAGTTAGACCAAGAGCGACAAGCTCAAGCTGAACAAGAGCAACAACAACAAGCCGTTCAAGCTGCACCTCAAATTGGTGGAGCGTTGAAAGATGTTGCCCAAGCTAAACAGGTTGACCCAGAGGGTATTGGCGGCTTGCTAAATATATAATGTCAGTACTAAATTCAATTCAAAAGCTTAGAGAGAAATCTAAGCTTAAGAGTGATCTTATCACTATACTAGAAACACCTGCAGGCAAAAGATTTTTTGAAGTCTTGTTGCGAGAGTGTCATGTAACCAAACCTGTGTTTCACGCAGATACGAACAAGCTTCGTGAATGTGAAGGAAGACGCAGACTCGCTATGAGCTTTTTAACTTTGTTGGGTCAAGACGATCCACAACAACTAATAACAAAATTAGAATTAGAGAATAGAAATGTCTGAAGAAGAAAACACTAATACTTTAGGTGGAGGACTGGAGTCCGCACCTGAAGAAACAATACAAGAAACACCACAAGCTGCAGAACCAACACAATCAATTAACTTTGAAGATACTGGGTTGTATAAGCAGTTTGTTGAAACACTGCCAGATGAGTTAAAAACTCATAAAACATTCCACGAAACAGAGAACTTTGCGTCTCTTGCTAATCAGCTTGTCAACGCACAGAGTGCATTAGGTAAGAAGCGATTAGAAGCACCGCAACCAGATTGGGGTGAAGAAGAGTGGGATAGTTACTATAACCAAATTCGTCCAGATGACGGAGAGTACGAAATCCCAGAGGCTATAAACCTACCAGAAGGTTATGACGCCGAGAAAGTACCCTCCCTTGATGATGATACAATGCAAGAGATTGTTGACTTAGCAGGTACAATGGGTTTATCGCAACAACAGTTTGATCAGTTGTATGGAGCGTACAACACTATGATGATGGACGCAGAGTCCACAGGTTTATCAGAACAAAAAGAAACACTTAACAAGTATAATATGGATATGCGTGATGAGTGGGGAAATTTGTATGATAAAAATCTGCAAGCATCTAACAGTGCATATGAAGCTCTTGCCAATGACATTCCTGAGATAAGGGAGTTAGTAGAAGGTAATCCGTATGTAGCCAACCACCCAGGTGTGTTAAAACTATTTAATAAAATCGCAGAGATATCAGGTGATTCATTACCAATCTCTAATAACACAGATCCAACATCAGGCTTTGCTCGTGAGAATGTTCACTCAATCAAAGCACAGATTGAGGATCTTGACACAACACACAAAGATTTGTTGTTAAGTAATCCATCAGCTCTACCACTCGACCAAAGAGCAAAAAGAGAGGATATACTACAAAAACGAGTTCAACTTTACGAAAAATTGTATTCATAAGTGTTAATGTAGCTTGACATATTAGAGATTATAGGCTATTCGATGTGTATTGGGTAGCCTATTTTCTTGGGTCCAATACACAGCTTTAGAAAGCCGTTGGTTGCCGTTATAACTAGATGAGTCCGAAAGGGTAGCTCGTTGAAAAACACAAACTATTCATTCTAAATTCTAATTTAATTAATTATGGCTTATACTATTGATAATACCCATCCATCTGGGCAGTCTGCTGGTGGTTCTACTTTGAACCACACACAGATTGAAACCTCATACGTGAATGCTTTCAAAGCTGGATTCGAACAAGCTTTCCAGCAAACTGAGTCAAAGCTTCAACCGTATTTTGAACAAGAGACTCAAAACGAAGAGTACCAATACTTTGATCGTATTGGAGTTGCAGAAGCAATGCAAGATGCTACTACTCGTTTTGGTGATAATCCGAATTCTAACATCGAGCACGACAGACGTCGTATTGGTCTGTTGGATTATGAGTTAGGTAAATACATTGATGAGAAGGATCTCAAACGTGTACTAACTGATCCTATGAACGCTTACACACAAGCATTACTTGCTTCTGGTAAACGTAAGATCGACGACATCATTATTGATTCCTTCTTTGGCACATCTCATGCAGGTAAAGCTGGTGGTACATCACTAACATTCCCTGTTGCAGATACAGTAGAAGACCAAGCAGGTATCACTGTTGGTTCTAAATCAGCTGGTGACATCACAACTGGTGGTGCTTACACACTTGGTGCTGCCAACACTGAAGGTTTCTCTGTTGGTGCTGACTATGGTGCTCAAGATTCAGGATTGACTCTATCTAAACTTAAAGCAGCTCGTGCGACTATGCTTCGTTTACAGTCTATCGATCAAGACGATGTAGTGAACTGTTTCATTACACACCGTCAGGTTATGGACTTGCTAGGCATTAAAGAGGTAATCAACTCTGATTACGCAACTCGTGCTGCACTTGCAGAAGGTAAAGTAACAACATTCATGGGCTTCCGCTTCATCCAATGTGAGCGTCTACCGCTTTCAGGTACTGATGGTGACGAGCGTCGTGTTATTGTTGCAACACCAAAAGCTCTTAAGCTTTCCTTAGGAACAGCTCTTAAGGGTGATGTATGGCGTGTCCCTGCTAAGAAAAACATCCCATACATCTACTTCAAGATGTGTGCAGGTGCTTCTCGTATGTGGGGAGAAGTTGCAGGGGAAATCCGCTGTAACGAATCAGCCGCAATTGGTGCTACAAACCCAACTGCGTAACATTCTTCGTAACCCCCTAGCCAATACTAGGGGGTTACCTTTATTTAAAATATGGCTACACCCACATCATTTTCTAAAGTAGATGTACTAAACAGTGCATTACGTCTTATTGGCAGCCCAACTATTGAAAGTTCAGATACAACAAGTGTGTCATATGAGGCTGCTAACGGTGCATTAAGCGATGCACAATTTTCTATTTTTGGCACTAATGTTTTTCAGTACAACACCAGACGAGTTTTTATGACAGGTGTAGATACAAGTAGTGCAGACTATAATGCAAATACATTCCCACCGTCAGCTGGCAATCTATCTGCAGGATCGGTAAGTGAAGAGGATAGTCCAGCCCCTTCTGTTTTGGGTTATAAATACGAACTACCTGCTGATTTTAATTTATTACTTTCGCTTACAACAAAAGATGGTATGTATAATCTACCATATGCTTTTGCTGGGCATACAATGACAGGAAATACTGGAACGGATAGCTCAGATGTTAATTACTATGTAGAGGTTTCTTCTTCAATACCTAGGTTATTTACAGACCATGCTGAGGTTCAGATGACTTATTCATTTGTACCAAACTTACAGGCATCAGCAAGTGGAGCTTATCTTACCCATAACACTGCAGCTGACGCTATATACCGTATGCCTGATTTCTTATATGAAGTTGTTGCTTTGTATATTGCTCAAGCTATTTGTATACAGCTTACAGGATCAGAGCAAAGAGCTGTTTCTTTATATGAAAGATACCAAAAAGCTTTAAGTAGAGCTAGAATCCTAGAAGGGAGATCAAGCCCTAATCAAGACTTTATAAACGAAAATAGTTCAAGGATACTAGATTCGCATAACAGGTATGGCACGGTATAAATCTATAGTTTCAAACTTCTCTGGAGGGCTTGTCAGCCCAAATTTAGTAGGACGTACTGATATAGAACGTACTAAATCTTCGTTGACTAAGATGGAAAACTTTATCCCTGATTTGCAAGGACCTGCTTCATATAGACAGGGTTGGGGTTGGAAGAATAGAGCTTTTACACCTCCACAAAATTCTGTCTCTATTAATATATTGTTAGCTACTAATAAGTCGTATCAAGTTATTTTTGTTGACCAAGGTATTTATGTTGTACGGAGTGATGGACAGGTGATGACAGTTGATTCTAATGGAGATCCGTATCCAATTCCATCACCTTATGGTCAAGGTGCGTTAAAAGATTTAAGATTTAGTTCAGAGACAGACGTGTTGTACATAACACATGGTTCATACAGACCCAGGAAGTTCTTTCCAGGGTTGCAATACACGTTTGCTCAATTGCAGTCAACAGAGGTTGATGGTACTAATAACGACCTACAATCAACAGAAGAAGACAACAGCAATTTAAACCTTATTGCAGAAGTTGAGGTTGATGGTGACGATGATTGGACACTAGAAGCAATTGACTTTGAAAGAGAGCCGTTCTTAGATGTTGATGAAACAGGTGATCAAATTACTGCTTCAAGCATACAACGCATAACAAAGATTGAGTCTAGTTACTCTGCTGAGTTTGATATCATCGCTAACGCAGCTACACCAACTGATTACTATGTAGAGTATGAAGTAGGTAACGTTTTTCTTTTAGGTAAGGTAATAACAAGTGGTGGTGTAAACTACCCAGAAGTTACAGAACCGACACTCGGTGGTGGTTTTGTGTATGTAGAACCTGTTGACTCTATTGTTGATATCCAAGATCCTGATGCAAGGTTGTTTCTATTAGATAATGACACAGAAACCACTGCAGGCAGTAAAGAAGACCATGCGTTAATTGGTCTTGGGGTTCACGATGGTGAAGTAAGATTAAGGTCAGATGTTCGTGTATTCTCAAACAACCAAGTTGGTTCCTGGGTACGAGTAGGTTCTGACAGAATTTCAGACCAAGTACCAATTCAACGAGACAGATCAAGAACAAGATGGGTAAAAATTAAGAAACATGAAGGTGTGAGACGTCACCCAATTGACTATATCTTTGGTGGTTCTACTCTTGTTGAAGAAGAGTATCAAGGTGGTGATATTTATCGTGCACTATATTTTGTCAATG